AGAGAAAGATATTTAAGTATTAATTTTGAAACTCTTAGAAGAATGGCTCAAAGATTATCGATTGTGAGTATGATAATTAATACGAGACAACAGCAATTAACTCCTTTCTTTAGTTTATCTAGAGAGATAGGACAGCCGGGTTTTGTTATTTGTAAGAAAGGTGAATTTAGTAAAAAATATAGAAGGTCTAAAAAGAATGATAAAAGAGCTGATGAACTTACGGATTTTGTTGATCAAACAGGTTTTATTTATGATATAAAGAGAGAAGATGATTTTATAGATTTTGCTCAGATGGTATTAAGAGAAACTCTTATTATTGATCAAGTTGCAATAGAATTGCAGAGAAATAGAAAAGGTGAAGTGGCAGCTTTTTGGTTAATCGATGGAGGAACTGTAAGAAGATGTAACGAAAAAGGATTTGAAGATCAGGAAAAATATCAGTATGTACAATTAATGGAAGAGCAAGTAGTGGCTGCCTATACAAAAGAAGAATTAGTTTTTGATTATATGTTTAAAAGAGTAAATATTAGATATCGTGGTTATGGATATAGTTTGCTTGAGCAAGCAGTCGATTTAATAACTACTCTTATTTTAGGGATATCTTATAATAGGGATTTATTTACTAAAGATAAAGTACCAAAAGGATTTATAGCAATACAAGGAGAGGCAGATCAAGAAGCAATTAATGCTGTTGAGAGATATTGGTATATGGCAATGACAGGAGCAGGAGCAAAGTTTACTATTCCAATATTACCTTCAGGAAAAGAAGGTGTATCGTTAGATTTTAAAACGCTTCAACCTTCTAATAGAGACATGGAATATTATAAATTAATGAATTTCTTTCTTTCTTTATTTGCTGGTGTATTTGGAATGGATTTAGCTGAATTAGGAATTAAGACTGATACAACTCAACATATTGTAGGAGAGAATCTTGAAGGAAGAATAAAATATTCTAAAAGTAGAGGGATTGAAGCACTTCTTGGATTTATTCAAGGAATAATGAATAAGATAATTAGAAAGGTTGATGAGAATTATGAATTTAGATTTGTTGGAATTGATAAAGAAGATGAAGAGAAAAAATATAAAATAGCTAAAGCTGCAATTGAATCTAGTCGTACAATTAATGAGATAAGGGATGAAGATGGTTTGGAAGCTAAAGAAGGGGAAGAATATGATATCGTACTTAATCCCCAACTTATTCAATTGTTACAAAATTTAAGTACGCAAGAACAGCAAGCTGAAGAAGAAGAGGAAGAATACGAGGAGGGTGAAGAAGAACCTGAACTTGAAGAGGGTGAAGAAGAAGAAGAAGAAGGTGAAGAAGAAGAAGAAGTAAAAGAGACAAAAAAGTCTCAGCATGAATTAGAAAAACATTTAGATAATTTAATAAAAGCTGGTTATGATTTGGAAATAAATGTATAAAGGAGAAATAAATGAAGTTGAAAGAAGCATTAACATTAAGGAAGCCTGAGCATGTTAAACAAAAGAAAAATAAAAATGGTATAACAACTTTAGAAGAAGCTCTTGAATTAAGGAAAGCTAAAAAGTATATTAAACGGACTGGTAGCCCAGGAAATTATAAGTATGTATATAAAATAACACACCCTGGAGAAGATACGAAAAGATTTAGTGAAGCTGCTGCAAAAGTTAGAAAAGAAATAGAAAAGCAGAAAGAAAAAAAACCAGTAAGTTCAAAAAAATATATGAAAGAACATGCCGGAGATATAAAAAAAGAAGCTGATGAATTAAGGCGTATGAGTGAAGAAGATTTTAAAAGAAAAAAAGAAAAATATGATAAAGAGAAAAAGAAAGGAAAGGGTGCGCCTAAATTTACAGGAGATTGGGATAATAATGTTGATCTTAAAAAGTATATGAAAGAAAATAAAGGTGAAGTGATATTAGGTAAATATAAGGTTGGAGATGCAGTATCAATAGCAGGTGATCCAGATGTAGGAATATCAGATTATAATGGAGAATTAGTGGCAAAGATAAATGAAAATACTATAATGGTATACGATTTTGAGGAGAATGATTTTGAAGAGGTTGAGACTAAACGAATATCCAAGGGAATATAGATAAAATAAATAAAGAGAGGAGGTGAGGAAATATGTTGTGGTTAGTTCTTATATTAGCGGTAGCTGGTCTAACGTTAGGTCTTGTTATCGAGATGGGATTTATCAAGAATGAAAAGATCAAAAGAGTTGCTGAGCTTGGTAAAGTTGCCATTGAACAGTTTGAACGTGCACTTGCTGATGGCAAAATTACTAAAGAAGAATTCTTTGATGCAGTACAAGTCATTCTTGATAAACTCCGGGAATAAAAGCACGTCTCCAGAACATTTTGATAATCGGCCTCTTAATTGAGGCCGATTGAATAATTAAATAGGAATAAGAAATGATAGAATTATTAAAAGCTCATAAAATAGAAAAGTCTCCATGGAAAGCAGTAAATCAACTCTCGAGTAAATATGAGAAATATTCACATGAAATTACTAAGATAGTTTTAGAAGGAATTACTTTTCTTCTTAATTTAAGATTAAAAAAAGCTCATGATGATGCTCCTTTAATATTTAAGGGAAGAATTATGTATAATCCTAAAGATGGTAAATCAATTAAATTAAAAGACTGGAAACGACTTGAAGAATCTATTATAAAATATCTTAATATTGAAAAAAGTTATTTACAGGAGAAAATGACAGACGACTCATATTTTTTAGGTACTCTTTTAAATAGATTAGATGAAATGAATAGGAAGAAATCGACTCTAAAAAGTTTTGATTTAAAAATACCTGAATGGAAAAAATATGACTATAGTGATTTTGATATGGATAAATTAGAAATATCAAGACAGTTATCGGGAATATATTTACAGGATGTAACTGATAGAACAAGAAGTAAAATACAAAAAGTTATTGTAGAGGGAGTAAGGAATAAACAAAGTAAACATAAAGTTTTTCAAGAGTTATGGGATAGTGAAGCTGATTTGAATAGAGATTGGGATAGGGTAATTAGAACTGAAACAGCAATGAATTCGAATAATGGATTTTTAATATCTCAACTTAGAGCAGAACCTGATGAAAAGTATATTTTTATGAAAGGAATATCATCAGGAGGAGCTTGTGAATATTGTATAAGATTTATAAGTGAGAAAGTAGTTATATTATTAGAAGGGCCTCCAGAGGGCGGAGAAGATAAAGTTATTGTTGAAGGATTAGAATATCCTGCAATATGGCCTGGTAAATCGAATTATGGAAGAAAGCCTGCTAATTATTGGGTAGCAATTATCATGCATCCATATTGTAGATGCTCCTGGAATAGATGGTATCGAGAATTGGAAGAGGCAGGAATGAAGATTTCTAATAGAAGTAAAAAATGGGGGGAGGCAATTGAAGAAATAAAAGGTAGAGGATTTAAAGAAGAAGATAAGCAATTTATGATAGAAGTAAATATGTTATTTAAACAAAAATTAGAAACAAAGGAGAAATAAGATGATTTTTAGAATGTTAACAGCTTTTGGAAAAAGAGCATTGCCGGTAATAAGTAATGAGCATAATATGATACATGGAGGAAAATATTTTACAGCTCAAGTAGCAAATGCAGCTTTAGGAGCGGCAGCCTCTTTATTAATTGAAATGATTGTACCAGCAAATGTTGAGGCACATCTTAAAAGATTTTCATATTATAATGGTGATGATGGAGAGTTTGAATTTATAGAAGCGCCGACAATTACTACTGGAGCTTCTGTTCTTACTGCTTATAATAGAAATAGAGAATCAATAAAGGCCTCTGGGATTGTACTTAAAAGTAATCCAACCGGTATCTCAGGTGGAACACTTCTTGAAAATATGTTTTTTAAAGGAACTAATCAAACACCGTCAATTCTTATTGATAGAGACGTAGAATGGGTTTTAAAACAAGGTACAACTTATTTGCTTAGATTAACAAATGATGGGGCTGCTGCCGAGCAAGCACTTTTAAAAGCAAGTTGGTATGAAATAGCAGAATAATAAGGAAATAATAAATGAAATCTATTATAGTTAAAGCAAAAAAGCTACCTGTAGGAACTGTAAGAAAATATGGTCAATCGTTTTATAAAAAGACTGCTAGTAGAGGATGGCAGAGAGTTCCTACTAAAGAGGGCAGAAAGCTATATGAGAAACAAGAAGGTAAGAAAACTAAATTTACTCCTACTAGTCAAAATTTAATATTTGCATTTGAAGATTTAAAACCACCTCTTCCATTATCTAATTTAGGAGCAAGAAAATATCTTATAGAAAAAGGATATATAAAAAAAGTAAAGAATGGATTTGAGCGTACAAATAAAGGAACTGAAAAATATTTAGAGTTAAAAAGAGGTAAGAAAGAAAGAAGATCAAAACAACTGGCTAAAGAATATAGAGATCATGAAAAAACTGTAATTGGAGTAATTAAACAACAACAAGAAAAGATAGATAAAGAAAAGAAAACTGGTATAAAAGTTTATAAAGATATCTATTATTTTAATGATAGAGCAAATGCTAAGCAGTGGGCTACAAAAAATAAATGGCCTATTGATCGAATTATAAGTTATAAACGAGGATGGACTATTCAATCGGGAAAGAGCGGAAACTATGCAGGGCCTGGAGTAAAACCTAAACAATGGGAAGGTACAATAAAAAAACCTTTAAAACAGAAAGCTAAAACACCTATTAAACAACCCACTAGAACTAAAAAAACACCCACTAGAATAAACGTTTCTAACGTAACACAACAATATATCGATAAATTAAAAAAGATTAAAATAATGAATGAAAGTGGGAAAAGGGTATATATAAAACTTATCAAGAGAGCAATTAAAAATAAAGATAGAAAATTGTTAGATCAATATCTTAAGGAAATAGATAATTGGATTAAAAGAGATAAAAAACTTAAAGAAGGAAAGAAGAAAAAAATGGATTGGAGGGCTGTAAAATGAAATTAAGAAAAGCGTTAGAATTAAGAAAAGGAGAGTGTCCAAAGAAAGAAGATTTTAATAATGAATTTGATTATTGGAAAGCTTATAGAAAATGGAAAGCTAAAAATGGAAAAGGAGTAACAACAAAAAAGAAATAAATTAGAGAGCTATAAAATGAATTTAGAAAAAGCATTAGAGTTGAGAAAGCATAAATATATTAGTAAGAAGAGAGGAAAGGGTGGAGAATGGAAATATAAGTATTCTAGAGAAAGAAAGATTAGAGAAAAGAAATCACTTTTAAAAAGAAAAGAGAATGGAATAAGTATATTAGATTATGAATATTGTTATATATTTGATAAAGAAAATAAAGTAATGTTTGAAAAGAGTGGTAGTAAGTCTGAAATTACTTTTGATAAGGATGAAATGATAAAAATGAAAAAAGCAAAAATTTTTACTCATAATCATCCAAGGGGCTTTTCTTTTTCAGCAGAAGATATAAAACTTTTATATATGTGTAAACTTGATGAAATGAGAGCAGTAGGATTGCAATATATTTATAGTG